TGCCAATTGTACGCATCCCAAAGCTCGCGCTGTTGACGTGCGAGGATGATGTCGATTGTATCCTGCGCTTGTACCCCTTGATTGGGGTTAAGCGACGTGCCGGTTTCAGCCCGCAACTCACGGCGCAGCTCCAGTAGGGTTACTCCAAGCGGCACTAGCTCGCTTCCTTATGCTCCGGCTGCGGGGGTGGCGGCGTGCGACGACCGCGCGGCGACGGCTTGAAGATCGGCTCAAGCTGGGTCTTGGCCTTGGCGACCTCGTCCTCGCCGTCGTCATCGTCCTCGTCGTCGCCATTGCCGTTGGCGATCGCTTTCGCCTTCAGGTCGGGCATGCTGTCCATGTGATATGGCAGCGCCGTATCCTCGGTCATCATATAATCCATACGAAATGCCCGCCCAGGAAAACAAGCTTCGACGACCTTGTAGCCGTAGATGCTCATCAGCCGGTTCTTCTCTTCGGTCGGCCACACCTGGCCGAGACTGACCGGCATGATGTCCATGACGTTCTCGTCGCCGTGCAGCGCCTGCAACACTTGGACCTCCGGCCAGGTCACCGGGTTATGCTCGCCGTAAATCACCGTGTGGCAATTCTGGCCAGCCAGGTTGACCTTGCAGGTGCAGTACTGGATTTGTTTGCTCATGTTGGTTCCTTGTTGAATGATCGGGACGCGCAAGCGCAAATCTTGCGGAAATCGCTCACGCGCCCCAACCGCTCCGATCAGGCGATATCCATAACGACAGCGCCGTTGAGGCGCCGCGCACAGAGCTGCCCGGTCGAAGTGAGCGCGCGATAGATCACATACTTGTCTGGCGCCCGCTCCGGCGAATGCTGGTGGCGCCACTCGTCTTGCATGGCGACCAGGAAGATGTCGCGGCTATCGAACCAATAACAACGCTTGGACTTGCCGAGCGCGTCCAAAGTCGGATCGTATTCGAAGTCGGTGCCCATGTAGGAGATCTGCCCGACCGAGATATCCTTGCCGGCCGAGAAACCCTGCATGGAGTAGTTGCCGTTGGCGCGCAGCTCGCTCTCCAGAGCGCCGAGCCAGTCACTTCCACAGAATCCTGTGTTGGGCTTGGCACCGAACTTGGTGAGCTGGCGGTATTCCGATTGCAGCTTGGTGATCAGCGCGCCGCCGTTGGAAGCATTGGAGGTGAGCGGACCGCCACCCCAGGCCGCCAGCGCCGGGGTGCCGGTGACGGCCGTGCCCATTGCCGAGGTATAGGCGCGGTTTCTCCACCATGGCTTCTGCGCCCGGTTGATGCCGGCGACGATACCTGTCGTCGGATCGTCGGTGACCAGGGCCGCCATGCCGGCGAGCGCCTTGGGATCGGCCGCGCCGTTGGTCCACAGCAAGTTATTCATGCCGCGGGCGTATTGCTCGCTGACGTCTTGCAGGGCGTCGGCCAGCAAGCCGACCAGGACGGTGTCGTCGCGACCGGAATGCTCGCTGACGTCGTCCATATCACCGCTGTCGTTCACGGTAATACCATCGGTCTTCAGCTCACTATGCGTGAGCATGATACCCAGATGATGCTCCTTCCACGGGAACACTGCTTGGGTCAGGTTAGCTGGGGTATAATAGGTTACCGTGTCGGCCAGCTCATAGCCTTTGAGCTGATCGTCGGTGCCAGGCGCGGCGGTGTTGCCGAAATCGCCCTTGACCGAAACGATGATATTGCCCTTGCCGCCGGGGAAGGTCTTCTTCTTCGATTCCATCATCGCCAGCAGCGGCTTCTCGGCGATCGCCTCTTGAAATGCAGTCCCCTTGTTCATCCACCAGTCGAGAGCGGCGGTCGTAATGTGCGCAAGCAGCGGTGCAGTGTAGACGGGCATGGCAGCCTCTCATCAATTAGAGGCGTGGCGCTCCTTCGCGAGCAAATCGGACTGCTTCCAACAGCGTTTTTGCTTCGGGCGCCGCACCTGCGGTTCTTCCGGTGCTGCTCGGAACGCGCGACGTGGCTTGGCGCTGGGGGCCGGCCCAAAGCTTGTACTGCTCGTTGACGCGACGATACGCCTCTTGAGCAAGTTGGACGCCATTCTCAGGCGACCGCGGTGGACCGTATTCCTTCGCTAAGGCCAGCATCGTGGACTGAACAGCGGGTTTTTTCGCCGCATAGCGGGGGTCCGATCCAATAACATTCGCTTCCCAGAGATTGACGGCTACCGCCACCTGATCTGCCAAAACTTTCTGCGATGACAACTGCTGGTGCTGTTGCAACGCCGCCTGTTGACGGGTCGCGTTGGTCTGCGCCATCGCCCGGTCCATGCGCTCTCGCGAGTACATGGCCGCGGCTTGCGTCGTCATCTGACCCTGCTGGACCTGCTGTTGCAGATCCGGCGGCAGCGAGATGCCGAGGTACTCCTCGCACAGCTTCATGTAGGGCGAGCAGCCCGCATGAAACCGAGCGAAGTCACCACGGCGCATCGCCGCCATCAGGTCCAGGCCGAAGGTAAAATCATCCTGACCAATGTCGTGGTCACGAAGATACTGCTCTACCTTGGCCGCCATGGTCGCGCCCGGCGTCAGGCGCTGAACCTCGTTCGCCAATTTCTGGCGCTGCGCGTTCAGCTTCTTGAAGCGTCGGGTCGCGGTCTTGGAATATTTGGCTAGTTCTTCAGGTGTCGCTTCGTCCGGCAACTCCGGTTCGCTATCGCGATCGGGCTTCCTTGCGACTCGGGTTGGCGACTCCCCTGTACCGTCAGCATCTCCATCGTCGTCCGGGCGCAGCTCGCGCACTGCACTCCGAACGCCATCTAGAAGACTACTTCCGGGACCGCCGGCATCTGGTGTACCTGGCGAAGGTACATTATCGACGGACGAGTCTGCCGCGGTGGGCAGATTCTTGTCGTCTTCAGCCATAATCTGAGTTCTCCCCGGCGCCGCGCGGGCGCCTGTTGTTGAGCTTTACGTCAAATCACTCGCTTTGTCATCAAGCTGGCATCCCCGGCATCTTGACTTGCTGCGGCATCGGATGCGGCCGCCCTGGCGGCGCGCCGGCGAGCGTGGTCTGCGCGTCCGGCGCCGACGGTGGCGGGGCACCACCAGCGCCACCATCCGGCGCATTGACGGCGCCCTGCGGACCCATGGCCGCGCCGGCGCCAGCACCGGCACCAGGCGCGGTTGGGCCGGCGCCGCCAGACATAGCACCGTTCATCGCAACGATGCTCGGCAACGCGGACTTAAATGCTTCGGTCAGATCGAGCCGGTCGTCCAGCCTTCGCAACGTTTCCTTGGCCAGGAACTCCGGGTCGATGCCGGGCAGCTGTATGAGCAGCGGCATCAGTCGCTGGGCGTTGGCGATCTCTTGCGCCTGGTTCGGCCGGCCCATGCTGCCGGCCTCGATCTCCAGCAAGATCTCGTTGGCGATGTCCTGGGCGATCGGCTCGGCCGGCCACACGGCGCCGGGGCCGACGATCTTTTTGACGCGCTCCTGGCTCATCTCACGCAGCATGATCTGGCCGCCGTTGCGGGCGAGCTGGGTCAGGATATCGTTGAGGTCGTCGATGTTGGACCCCATCGATGTCATGCGCGAGCCTTCGGCAATCTGCGCCTGGGTGGCGGTGGTATTCGAAGTGCCGCCGAGATTGGCCTCCTGGATGCCGGTGGTTCGCAAAATATCTTCGTACACCGGATTCACTTCATACAAGTTCGGATCGATGCCAGGACCAGCGTAAGGTTGCAGTAGCTGCTTGATATCTTGGTTTGGCTGGAGCGCGTTCAGCTCGATCACCGCGTTCGGTTCGCGATTGGTGACCTTCTCAAGATCTTCTTCGTCGAGCGACCCCGCAACCACGCCGATAAACGGGCGCCCGGCGATGCGCTGTTCTTTCAAGCCTTCGCGGCAGCGATTGTATTCGAGCTGCATGTCGCGCATCAGCCTGACGTCGCTCGGCGGATACAGCTCGTCCTCGTCTTCGACTGAATTAAAGATCAAGCCGTACCAAGGATAGAACCGCTCGTTGTAGATCTCCGGGCTGGATGGCTCGCGCAAGAACTCGGTGTAGCCGTCGCAGACTGTGTAAACCAAGCCGTCCTTGCGGTTGTAGATCTCCCAGACGATGGCGTTCGGCTCGCCGCGGGTCTTGCCCTTGTTGTTGTTCGACCAATCGCTTGCCTTGCTGGTGTCGACGTCGCTGTCGTCGGAGCCATACTCGTTGCAGTTTCCTCTAACATCGACGTTGTAGATCTCCTCGATCTCGTCCATCGATAGTAAATATTCCTCGGCCACCCAGTCGGCCGCCACCCAGTTCTTGATGTCGACGCACTTGATGTCGGGGATGATCCGGGTCGACAGTGGGAAATCGAAGGTCAGGCCCTCGCGCACCACCGCGCCTTGCTGCTTGATCAGATCCTGGAGCAGCAACCGGATCTGCTCGGCTTCCATGTCGTCATGCTCGGTGATGTTGTCGGTGGCATCGGCCGCCAACCTTTGCAGCGTGGCCAGCCGCTCGTTGGCGTCGGCGATGCCCTTCTCCAGATCCGGCCGGACTTGCATCACCCGCTCGAAACCAAGCTTGACGTAAGCCACGCCATTGGTGACGGCGCGCCGCACCGTCATCTTCAGCATGCTCTTGAACGGGTGCGGCTGGTTGTCGACCTCGTAGGCGTACAAAAGCTCAAGCGTCTGGGCGAGCTTGTCCATCATCAGGTTTTCGTTTTTGACGCGGGCGGCGTCCATCATGATGTCCATGCCGCTGCCGACCGCCTGGGCGATCATCGGCGAGCCGGGCGGCGCCATGGCGTTGGCGGCGGCGCCGGCCGCGGCCTGGCCGAACTGGTCGCCCAGCCCCTGCGGCTGTTGCATCGAGCCGGGGGTCCGGTCGGCGGTCGCGGCGCCCATCTGGCCGGATATGCTGTTCAGCGACGGCGACGGCATGGTCGCCGGGTTCGGCGGCATGCCGCCGGCCATCAGCATGCCGACGTCGGGCGGCTGGCCGGTGGCCATCGGCATCATGCCCTGAATAGCACCGCCGGCGGCGCCGGCGACCTGGCCCAGCATGCCGGGTGGTATGCCGGCCATGCCACCGGGCGCCATCGGGCCGGCACCCATCGCGCCGGCCGCCTGCGCTTGCTGCATCATCATCGCCGCCGAGGCCATCAGTTGGTTTAAGGTCGTCTGGCTCTCGTCCCAGGAGGTGGCGTTGAGCCGCTTGCGCTTCTTGGCGACGGCTTTGGGATTTTTCGCGTAGAGAAACGCGGTTTTTTGCGCCACCAACCTAAGCGTCAGATTGGCGACGTAGCGTTTGTCTTGCGGCAGCTTCGACCACTGCTTGCCGAAGCAGAACGCCTGGTCCTCGCGCATCCGGTCGAACGCCGGCTTCCAGTGCCGCTTGGCCTTCTTCACCTTGCGGGTCCAGTCGGACACCAGCTTGCGGCGCCGGTCGGGCGGCTCCGGCTTGGCGCGTGGGATCGAGTTGGGCTGCCCGGTGACCGGGTTGATGTCCGGCTCGCTTGAGGTCGCCTCGCCGCCACCGCCGGCGAACATGCTCATCAGGTCATCTACCGCCATCCCTGCAAGCTCCTCGCCCTGCGATCGCGACCCTCGCGACGACGGGTATTCTCAAACAACTCCCGAAACGTGCCGACCACAACTTCCGGCTCGACCGGCTTGTGCCGAGTGCGACCGTGCATCTTCGATAGTCCTAGCCCAATCAGGCTCAGAGTGTCGACCAGATCGTCGCCGGAGCCGTGCGGAAATTTCAGGATCTGGTCCTGGCCGTCCGACCACCAGCGGGCGAAGCTGGGGAAATGCACCATCTTCATCGACGTCCTGGCTTGGATCGCCTGGGCGCGTTGCTGCTTGTCGGCGACCGGGCTGATCGGGTCGATCGCGCAGAACACCTGCTTCTCGCGCATGCGCCGACGCAGGAATGGCCCAATGCTCTTGGTGATGGCGCCGCCTTCGCCCCACCAAAACTGCGGTTTGTATTTTTTCATCAGCGCCAGCATGTTCTCGACCGCGTCGTGCGAATCCATTCGCTTCCAGACGATGTCGGGCATGACCCAGATGTTGTCCTTCTCGTCGACGGCGACGATCATCAGACAGGTCTTGTCGGCCGAGCGGGCGATCGACACGGCGTGATCCGACGCGCCATAGAACCGCAGCGTGTGGAACGCCGGCATATCGTCCATCTTGTTGTAGGTGACGATGTCCTCGGATTTGAAGAACGCGCCGTCCTTGGGGCCAGGCCGACCCTGATACAGCGCAGCAAATCCACGCGGATCGGTGGCACGGATCTCCTCCAGATATTCCCTGGTGAAACGCTCCGGCCATAACGCCTCGCCAGGCTTGCGGCCGAGAATGTCGTTATCCTCGGCTAGCGCCGGCAGATCAATCTTGCGCCAGGTTTTGGCTTCCTCGACGTTGTAGTACGGATTAAGCGGGTCGATAAGCCGGCCAACGAGATCGTCTTCGGTCCACCGGGTCTGGACGATGACGATCGTGCCTGTCGAATCCATGAGGCGAGTTCTGAGGACTTGATTGTACCATTGCCAAAGCTTCTCGCGAACGATGACGGAGTCTGCTTCAGTTCGGTCCTTAATAGGGTCATCGAGGAGGATGCAATGACCACCACGTCCGGTGATGCTGGAGCCGCGTCCCACACTGAAGACCACTCCATCACGGGTGGTTTGCACTCGGTTAACCGCATTGGCGCCTACTTTGATTTCGACGTCCGGGAACACCTGTTTGTATTCAGGGGTCTCCATAATATCCCGGACCCGCCGTCCGAGATCCCACGAATAGTGTTCGTTGTAGGTTGCGACGATAATTGAGCGTTCAGGATGTCGACCAATATACCAAGCAGGGAACATGGCACTGGCGAGAGTGGTTTTGCCGAATCTGGGTCCGACATTGATCATCAGCCTGCGGTCTTCGCCGCGCTCGATCTTCTCCAGCGAGGTGGCGATCATGCGGTGGAACGGCTGCGGCTTGTAGCGCGACTGCTCGACGTCGTCGTCGAAGTTCGGATCCGGCATCATCAGTTGGGTGAACGCCATCAGATCGTCGCGAGCGGCGAGGATCGCGCGTTGACGCTTCAGCAGCTTGAGCCGAATGTCTCGATCAGAATCCGTCATCAGTGTGCTTGTACTTCGCCATCGGCGCGTCCGGCAGCTTCTTGATGGTCACCTTCGGCTTGGAGCTGATGGTGTTCGGCTCGACCGGCGTCGGCTGCGGACCCTTCACCGGCGAGGTGTGGTGGGTGAACTCGTCCTTGGTCTTGGACGGCGGCGGCGCCTTGGGCGCCGGCGGCGGCTTGATCGCGACGGTCTTGCCGATCTTGGAAGGCATGTTTGAGTTCCCCTCAGGTTGAAAATCCGAAAAAATTTTTGGGCTAGCCGGCGTCGTCCTCTTCGTCGTCGAGCAGCACCCTGACGCCGTTGATGGTTATTTGCAGGTCGACGCCATTGGGTATGGTCAGCGCCACATCGATCCGCGGCGTCAGCGGCTTGACGATATCATCGTCGGCAGAGAACACGTCCTGGGGCAGCTTGGCCATGTCATCTCCTGACTGTGCAGCGTTCCAGCTGGATAATTGTTCGCGCCAGATTGCGGCAGGCACTCTCGGCATTGATCGCGTCGATTTCGTATCTGGTATAAAACGGCGGGCGCTCGGTCACGGTGGTCACGATACAGCCGGACAACAGGATGGCAATGAGCGCCAGGACGATCGGCATCATAGCCTCATTGGCGTCACTACGCCCAATAGGCCGGCGATGATCCAAACCACAACCAGCACCACGATGACGGTTAGCAGCACATTGATAATGGTGTGAAACGGCGGCGGCAGCGGAATCAGCGGAAGCAGACTTTGGATCGCCCAGATGATCACGCCCAAAACCACCAAAAGCAGAATGATTGAGATCAGCGTTCCGATCATGATGGCCTCTTACAGGCTTGAATGAGCTGCACGATTAGCTCGGAATTGGCCTTGTCGCGCGAACTGGCGTTGGCCGCCACGTCGTTCATCAGCATGGTGACGAAGACCAGGAAGGCGATATTGACCATCAGCAGCGCAATAGCGATCGGATGGCCCGTCATCGAGCCGACCGCGGCCTTGAGGGCCTCGCTGAATGGCATCGCGGCTTACCGCCTGCGGGGAGAAACCCCAAACCCCATAAACGTCTGATCGATCATATACCTGGATTCGTCAACGATAACAGGACCGCCGGCACTGATCGGGGTGCCGGGCGGCACCACCTCTGGCGTTATTGGCGCCGGCGGCGGATGCGCAGTGTCGTAACTGGTCTTGGTGGCGATCGCCCTATTCACGGCGTCGGCGACCGCCACCTTTTCGTTGAAGACGTTGACTGGCCCGGCCGGCTCTACCGTGCCGGTGATGTGCAGAGCCGGGTTCTTCGGCCATTCGGTCATTTGTCGTCGCGGTCGGCTCGGTGGGTGCGATGGTCGGCTCGATCGGCGCGCTGGTCGCGCTCGTCCGCCGATACCGACGGATTGGCGCGCTGCAACGGATCGGGTTGTCCCGGCTGGTCCGGCGGCATGTTAGGATTGAGCGGACTGTCGGGCGGCTTGCCCATCGGGTCGCCGTCCGGCTCCGGGTCGTTGCCGGACATGGTGGTCTTCGGTTTTTCAGCGCGCTGCTCCGGGGTGGTGCCGGCCTGGCGGGTTTCACCGTATTGCGTTGCGGTAGAGCGAGAGCGAGAGTCTTCCTTTTCGTCGTCGGTGTCGTCGTCGCGCGACTTCTTGGACATCTTGGGCTTCCTCTTCTTGCGGGGTGCAGCGGGCCGTGGGCGCGCGGAAACCTTGCGCTTGCGCGCAACAACCGGGCGCTTTTTCCGCTTTTTGACCATCATGAGCGTTTTCTCTTGTTGGCCGCTGTCTCAACATCGTCCTCCGGTGCCGGTTCCGGTGTTTTTACGACGCCGGTGCCGATGATTGGCACTTTGCCGGTGTTGACGACGACATTGGCCGGGCCGTCGATCACCAGCGTCTTGCCGGCCTGGACTTCATAGTGAATGGCCATCTGTGGCCTCCTTCTAGCGTTTGCGCTTGGCCGACGGCGGCGCCTTGTACGCCTGCTTGGTCGGCTCGTTCATCTTAGTGATGAAGCCGTCCAAGGTCAGCGGCGGCGTACCCTCCTGGGCGCGCAGCCGGTTCTCGTGATCGTACAGGACGAGCTGCTCGTTGGTCGGCACCGGCTCGACCTCCGGCGGCGGCACATACGGATCCGGCGTGTTCGGCACCGCCAACCATTTCTGATACTCGGCGTAGTCGCGGTTGGCCGGGTCGTTGGGGATGCAGGCGCCATCCTCGGTGCGGATGACGGAGCTTTCGGTTGCAGTGAGTTGATAGTCAGCCATGTGTCATAACCTCGCGTCATAAGACATAGTAAACGATGCGGCCGCACTACCGGGAGCCGTAGTCGTAGCTCTGAATTGTGCAATGTTAGGAGCAAGGGCAGAGTTAGTTAGTGCGGACGCATTGTTATAAGAAATGTCTGCGTAAGTTAGCGTTGGCAAACCGCGCATCGTTGGTACAAGAGGATACATAGTAAATATCCACGAACCTCCTGACGAATGAAATCCGCTAACGCTCATGCCTAAGAACTTGTTGAAATACCTCTGACATGTCGCCAACTCCTGATCATATGGCCGCATGATCATCGGCGACTGCGCGGCGGTCGGCGCTTGGCTGCCGGGGAGGATGACAACGCCGGAAATACGCATGGCATTGTTAATTGCCGCCACACCGTTGATCTGTCCTGGCGCGGCGAGATATTGAGCGGCGTACCAAGTGTTCGCGGCTGGCGCAGTAGTAGTTGCACCACACGCCATCGCAAACGTAAGCGTCAGACCAATTCCGTTATCGGTCTTCCATGTTCCGGCAGTGTCACCTGGAATGGTTACGGTTTTGTACTCCGCGACCGTCGCTACATTCTGAGTGTAGGTGAATACATAAGATCGAGTGCCATCGTGGTTACGAATAGACCCACTGTATGTGCCGACAGGGTTGTGAGCACTCCAAAAGCCGATTGTAATCGGCTTCGCATTAGCGGTGCCCCAATTCAAACGAGCAAAACGATACCCCTCGCCGTTATGCACAAGAGCGACAAAATCACCGGCTCCCATAGATGCCTGAGCCGTCGTTGTATTCACATAACAATAATTAGAAAACTGCATGTTGACGACGCCGCCACCTGCCGCTCGACCACCTGAAATAACCGCTGTTCCAACAGCCGCCTGTTGCCAACCGTCGCAGATAAATCCATTCCCAGTCTTAGTCCCAGCACCAAGTTCCTGGCTGACATCCATGCTGCCATTGATCTGCATGCCGCTGTAGCTCATCGCGTCGAACGGCGCGGCGTAAGCCTCGACAAAGTCGCGGCGCACAGCATTGGCAGCTGCGGGCGACACTGGCAACGCCAGATGCCCGGTCATGGTATCGCCGCCGCGCTGGACATAGGTCAGCGCGCTTGGGGTCATCGCCAGCCAGGCGGTGCCGTCCCACTTGTACTGCGGGATGCCGGCGATCGCCGGGGTCGGGTACAGCTCGCCGATGATCGGAGCGGCTGGGAAGTTGATGCCCATGGTTCACCCCATCAATTCGTTGGCGACAAAAACAGCACTGCCGTAAGATGGGTAGGTGACCGTCGCCACGTTGTTGTTGTTTGAGAGGGCAACAGTGTAATTCGCTGTCGCCGTATTTGGAAAATCAAGTGCGTAGTTGGTGTTGGTTCCTACGGTTCCCGCTGCGGCTGCATACGAAACCGCCGAATTACCAATCGGCGACGAGGTGGCGTACTTGAAGATCGATGTTATGCCGTAGGTTAGCCCAGCAATAGAAATAGCCCCTGACGCAAATAGCTCCAACAAATTCGCCCTGCTTGACATTATGATGCTTAGCACAAGCGCAGTTGTCGTCCACGATGTGGTACCCACTGTTGTTGGGCTGCCTGATGCAATTTGTGCTTTCTGAACGACATCACCCGGCTTCGGCATGCCGGGGAGGAACAGAAATGTCCGGTCAGGCGCAGTCCACGTCCCAGCGGTGACTAGGTTGTCCCACTCACAGAAGCCAATAAACCGGAACGAGGCTGTTATGGGAGCCGTGGTGTAGAATACTTTTGCAGTGTTCCCAGGGACGTATGTCCCGTACATCAATGTTTCTTGCGGACAAATATAACCATTCACGTCTGAGCATTTGATGACGCCAAGCACAACAGAGGTGTTGGCGTTGTTGTGTGCGGTAATCCACAACCGTCCAGCGGTGTTGTTGGCGAAGCCAAGCGTCTTGGTCGATCCAATAACAAGCGACAGCGGTGCTGTCACTGCAACGCGGACAAAGCCGCCGTCATTGCTGTGAAAATAGAAATATACTGGATCTGCGACACTTGGATCGGCGCGAGCCACTGTCTTGACCGCAATAGTAAGCGCACCCGCTGCCGCCGAGGTAACGATCGCGCCGTTGCTCATGCCCGCAGCAAAGTTGCTGCTGCCATTAAACGCCTCAACATACTGCTTCGGCGCAGCATCAAGTGCGGCTACTGGATTGCCTGACAGTTTCAGCAATCCGCCCATTGTGTCGCCGGCCTTATTGACGAACACAGAACTATCAATCGCGGGCGTAGCGACCGCCTGCACCCACTGCGAGGGGCCGGCGCCGTCGTTGTATCTGATGTAGAGCAACCCGTTGTCGCTGTCCCACCACATCGAGCCGTCCGGCGGCAGGGTGGGAGGATTATCGCTGATGTAGAGCGAAGACTTGGCGTCGACGTATTGCTTGGTGGCGGCCTGCAACGCCGCTGCCGGATCGGCCGGCAGCGTGAGCGCGCCAGACATGGTATCGCCAGTGCGCTTGACGAAGGCGAGCTGGTCCTGCGACTGCGCCACCCAGGCCACGCCGTCCCAGCGATACTGCGGGACGCCGGCCTGCGGCGGGGTGGGGTGCAGCTCGCCGACCGCGGGGGCGTTGGGGAAATTGATGCCCATCAGAGCCTCGCGTCCAGAACAAGCCCGCAACCGGGGTTGGCGCTGTTATTGATGCCAAATGGGCCAGCCGCTGTCGCGGTCGCATACATACCAAAGGTTCTTGGCGTTGGCAGTAGCGCAGTTATGGATGTTACGTTTTGAGCAGACCAGAGTGGAGCCTGCACTATTGCTGATGGAGGGCTGCGCATCTCGGTTAGATTTGTGAACGAGAACTGAATTTGCGCACCGGGAGCCGTGCTGTAACCAGACATTGTTAAGAACGCATCAGGATAGGTGAATCTCTGATAGTACCGCTGACACGTTACCAACTCTTGACCATACGGCCGCATCAGCAGCGGCGACTGCGCGGCGGTGGGCGCCTGAGTGCCGGGCAGGACGACGAGGCCGCTAATAGCAAAGTTATCTGATGTAGTAGCGCAGCAGTTGACGGTGCCGGGTGCGCCCCAGAACAAACCAGCAGTCCATACACCCGGTGTTATACAAACTGTAGACCCCGCCATCATTGCAAAAGATAGAAATACACCCGCTGTGTGATCTTTTGCCCAAGTACCCGTTATGTCGCCTGGAATCGTGACAGTCTTATACTCCCAAACATTGGCAGCATTTACCGTGTACGAGAATGTGCATGTACGGTTGGCTGCACCATTGAGTAGAGCGCCACTTAATAGTCCTGTTCGCGATGCGTTGACCCAGAACGCAAGTGTTATCGACCGTGCGCTTGCTGTGCCAAACAGCAATCGTGACATGCGATAGCCTTCAATAGCATGTGTAAGCGCCGCATAGTTACCAGCGGCAGGCGCGGCATTAGCAACAGTAACATTCATGACCAAAGACGCAGGGTATCCAAGTGGTACGTAACTCACATTCTTGAAGAACGATAAGGTACCGGGTCCAGAAACCTGTCCGATCCAGCCATCCAAGACGTACTTAGATAAGGCGTTTACCACGCTGACAGCGGCTGTGCCGTTCTCCTGACTAACTTCAAAGCTGCCGTTGTGCTGCATGCCGCTGTAGGCGGCGACATCGAGGGCGCGGGCGTCGACGTATTGCTTGGTGGCAACGCCGAGCGGAATAGTCGGGTCGGTCAAAACAGAAACCGATCCGGTCGAACGTGCAATGTACAGCGGCCCGTCGATAAACCCGCCTGCGTCATCAAATCTGCCGATTTGAAAGTTGGACCCCTGATTACTCCCCGCTTCAGCGGCGGCATCGCAGAAGTTTACGGTCCAGCGCGGCAAGTTACTGGCGTTGTATCCTCTGATCTGCGGGTTCGTTCCTGCTACCTGTTTCCTCAGACTTATCGTCGGACTGGTGGCGTAGGAAAGTATCAATTCGCCCGTCATCGTATCGCCGGCCTTGGCCACAAACGCCGAGGTATCGACCACCGGCATGGCGGTGGCTTGCACCCACTGCGAGCTGTCGCCGTCGTTGTAGCGGACGTAGAGCATGCCGTTGTCGCTGTCCCACCACATGCTGCCGGCGACGGCGTTGGATGGCGGGTCGGCGGCGATGGTCACCTGCGAGGCGGCCAGCTCCCAGTTGGCGGCATTGAAGCTGCCTGGACCGTTGGCGGCGATCGCGCGCCAGATCTTGTCGGCGTTGGTGACGATGTCGCCGATCGCATAGATCGCGGCGATGTCGAAGAAGCGGATAGCGAGGAGTGGCTTGGGCGTGCCGAGCGTCGGTGTGGCGGCATCGCCGACGGAGATCTGTCTATTCGCGGTATTGACCGCGATCTCGCCAGGCTCAAGCGTCGGAAACGGTGTCGCCGGCGTGGATGTGCGCCGGTGGCGGTATTGGGATGTCATCTATCCCTCGTAATCAGTGCGTAATCTCGGCGAACGAGCGCCAGCGCGACAGTACTCTCAGAAAGTGCCGGCGTCGATAACTGCTGGCATCGAACTCACCGTCGCCCAGACCATGCTGCCGCCGGGCGGGCTGGCCATGCGGGCGTATTGCGAACCATCATTGGGCGCGTCCGGGAAAGTGCCGCCGGTCAAGCCGATTGGCCCCTGCGGGCCAGTGGCGCCGACTGGACCCTGCGTTCCCTGCGGCCCTTGCGCACCGGTGGGGCCGGCGGGGCCGGGGCCGCCGGAGGGACCGACATTGCCAACCGGGCCGATTGGACCAACTGGACCCGGCACACCTTGCGGGCCGGGCGGACCGACCGCGGCCGAAAAGGCAGTGGGGATGACCTTGCCGAGGCCGGATGGGCCGGTGGCGGTGACCGCCTCGGCCGGATCGGCGTCGTCACTGGTCGGCAGCCATAGCGCGACGCGGGCGTTCTGGGTCATGGGATGATGATGTCCGAGGCATGCCAAGTGCCCCATATTCGGCAACCAAGCTGCGGCGCAGTCGAGAACGTCAGCGTGTTGGCGGACGTGGAAAAGTCGACCGCCGGCTCTTGGACGATGCCGTCGATGCTGATCGCCACCTCGGCCACTTGCGTGGCGGCGACCGGCTGGTCGCCGAGGGTCGGGTTCGGATAAGTCATGGTGAAATTCTTGTTTACGCCATCCGGCACCGGCGCGATCTTGATTTTGAACACGGAAATGGCGCCGGGCGCTAAGGCGCTGGCCTCAACCAGCAAATCCCACTGCACCATGCTGTTGACGGTGGCGCCGACCGCGAGCGTCAGGCTGTTGGTCGCTTTATCGACGGTGTAATCGGTGCCGCCGACCAAACGGATGCCGTTGAGATGCACGTCGGTGTCGTTATCTGAGAGTAAGGGGATGTTGCCGTGATAATCGGCGCCGCTGAAGGTTTTTTGGCCGGCGGTGGCGACGTAAACGTAATTTGACTGATACGCCGGCGTCAATTTGATCGGAGAAACCCACTGGGTGCCGTCCCAAATG